GAGTTGCCGCGCGATGCTGACTGGCGGTTATCGACGAGGCTCGCGAACTCATGGCATAACGGCCGCGGCGAGTGACCACTTTCCCAAATATCGAAGCGATCCTCGGACGGCCAGAGCATCCACCAGAAATAGATACTCCGCTGCATGAGTTGCAAAGGCACCGCGTACTTGTCACCGGGGCGGATGGCAGCATCGGATCGGCGATCACCATGCTGCTCAATGATTCCGGTGTGTCTACGATCGGAACAGACATCGGCGATTGTGACGTGACGAACCGCACGATGCTCGACGACGTGATGACGCGGGTCAAACCCACGCTAGTATTTCACCTCGCCGGTGCCAAGCACGCGCCAGACGGAGAGATCGACCCACTCGACGCAGCAACCATAAACATTACTGGCACCGCGAATGTAGTCCGCTCGACCAGCGCGCGCGTAATCACCGCCAGCACATGCAAATCGTGCGACCCGGAAACGGCATATGGGGCAACTAAGCTAGTTGCTGAACGCATCACGCTCAACGCCGGCGGCAGCGTGGCACGTTTTTACAACGTACCCGAGTCGTCCGGCAACGTGTTTGAGATATGGAAGGCGTTGCCAGACAACGATGCGATCCCGGTCACAATGTGCGAGCGATACTTTGTTTCGCTCAACGAGGCTCTAGCGCTCCTGCTCTGGGCGGCGGTGCTACCTTCGGGGCGATATGCGGTCGCTCCTGGACCGCCGCGAGATATGTTCTCGGTTGCCCGCGCGCTCTATCCCGATCGCGTGCGGGTAGGTATGCCTCGGCGCCGGGGCGACCGAATGGATGAGCCTCTGCACGCTGTCAGCGAGACTCTGCACCAAACCATCGTCCCGAATATTGTCCGCATCGAATCGCCCCACGACCCGGAGGCAGCATGATTATTGACGAGACACACGGAGCAGTCACGATCGGCGAGGGCTGCGAGATCGCCGACACGGCGATCCTGACGGGACCGTTGACGATTGGCGATCGCGTCTACGTTGGTTTGTATGCGGTGATTGGGGCGCCGGCGCAGCATCGCGGATCGTATCCCTGCTCGCTCGACTCCAAGCATCGCGCGGAGGGCGTAACGATTGGCGATGGTGCGTGCATCCGAGAGTTTGTCCAGATCCACCAGGGCATCGTGCGTCCAACGATCGTCGGTGCTGATTCGCTGCTTATGGCTGGCGCGCATATTGCTCACGATTCGCAACTTGGACGCGGTGTCACGATGGGAAGCTTCAGCATCCTCGGGGGCTTCACGATCATCGATGACGAGGCAACCTTCGGGCAGGGCGTCGTGACGCATCCGTGGATCATCATTGGCGAGAGGGCAATGGTCGGATTGAACTCCAGCGTCGTCAAGGATGTTGATCCGTTTGCAAAGGTCGCCGGATCACCAGCTCGACTGCTCGGATCGAATACCAGCAAGGATCGTAGTCTGCCGGCGGAGTATTCTGCAAGCGTTCTGTCCGAGTCCGTTTGGGAGCGTTGGGCTGGGTTGAGGGATCGGCAGGCAGGCACGCGGCGGTTATGGGCGTAGTTGTCGTCACACCGAGCCTGCCGAGCCGCGTTGATCTTCGATCCGAATGCGTCGCGTCAGTCATAGCGCAAACACTCCAACCCGTCGCGCACATCATCCACTTGGACTATGCACGGATCGGACCAGCTGCTTGTCTCAACGCGATGCTACCCGCTGCCGTCGAGACTGGTGCGGAGTGGGTCGCGCAGATCGCTGATGACGATCTGATGCTGCCGCGTCATCTGGAGTTGCTTGCCGGGGAGACTGATGCCGACGTGGTGTATTCCTACTGCGAAGTGACTGGGCGAGGTGGTTGGAATCCTTCGGCACCCTTCGACGCGGACAGGCTGCGCGCTGGCAACTACATCCCCGCAACCACGCTGATCCGCACCGAACTATGCAGCGAGCTCGGCTGGCGGACGGACGCGGCGCACGGATTTGAGGATTGGGATTTCTGGATACGCGCCCTCGACGCCGGCGCTCGCTTCGTGTGCGTTCCGTTCGTGACGTGGGTCTATCGCTTCCACGGCGAGAACCTATCTGCGGCGCTGTAGAATATAGGCATGGCGATCACCAATGGCTACTGCACGCTCGCACAAGTCAAGGCTGCGCTGCGTATTACCGACAACACCGACGACACGCTGATTGAGGGTAGTGTCGAAGCAGCATCGCGTCTGATTGACGGGTATACGCTGCGGAACTTTTACTCGGTCGGCACGGCTACGCGACTATTCACGGCACCCGATCCGCTCTACTGTCCCGTGGACGATCTCGCTGGAACCGCAATTACGATCCAGACCTCGACGCAGGCAGACGGCATCTTCGACGTTACCTTCGCGGTGACTGACTACCAGCTCGAACCGCTGAACGGCAATCTCGACGGCATCCCGTGGGCGTACGATCGCATTCGCGCAGTCGGCGACTACGCGTTCCCAATGGTCTCCGCCAACTTTGGCGAGCAGGCGCTCGTAAAGATCACCGGCGTCTGGGGATGGCCAGCGGTTCCAGTAGCAATTGTGCAGGCGACGATCCTCCAGGCAGCGCGTCACTTCAAGCGTTACGACTCGCCACTCGGTGTCGCCGGCTTCGGAGACTTCGGCGTGGTACGCGTCAGCCGGTTCCTAGATCCCGACGTTCAGATGCTCGTCGAGCCATACAAGAAGATGCGTCTGTTCCGATGACGGCTACCGTCGGGCAAGTCAAGACGGCACTCGCCACAGCTGCCGCAACGATCACGGGACTACGCACCTACGACCGGCAGCCCGACAATCTCAATGCACCCTTCGCTTTCCCCTCGCTCCAGTCGATTGACTATCACGGCGCTATGGGCGCCGGTTCCATCCTTCAGACGTACACGCTGACAGTCGTAGTTGGTCGCGCGTCTGAGCGCGCTGCCGAGGATCTGCTCGACACTTACCTCGGCTACGGGTCGGGTGGCATTCGTGCCGCGATCGAAGCGGATACCACGCTCGGCGGCGTCGTGCAGACGTGCATCGTGGAGTCGGCTGGCACGATCGGCACGATCGACGGCAACGACACGCTGTATCTGTCAGTTGATTTCCGCGTACTGGTCTACACCTAAGGAGTTTTACGATGGCAAAGTTTATTGTCGCACCCGGCTTTATTGTTGCCGGCAAGACCGAGGGGCAAGAGGTCAAGGCGTCCGACGTGGATCGCTTGGACGTGATGATCGAGTCTGGGCGCGTGATTGTCAAAGCGCCAGAATCGTCGTCTACAATGAAGTCACAACCCGACGTGTCCGGCTCCGAGGAGGAGTAAAACCATATGGCCAAGCTCGTTCTCACCAACGCTAACATCAGCATTGCCGGCACGGACGTTTCCTCGTCGGTGGCCAGCGTCCAGATCGAGACTTCGGTTGACGAGGTGGAAACGACGGCCTTCGGTCCAGGCAACGGAAAGACCCGCGTTGGCGGCCTGCTCGATACCACGATCTCGCTCTCGATGCACAATGACTATTCTGCTATCGAAGGCCTTGTCTACCCTCTGATCGGCAGCACGACCACCGTCGTCGTCAAGCCGAACGGCACCGCAGTTTCTACGGCCAACCCCAGCTACAGTGCCACGATCTTGGTTACAGGTTGGTCGGCCGTAAATGGAGCCGTTGGAGAACTCAACACAGTCGATGTCTCCTGGCCCGTTTCGGGAACGGTAACGAAGGCCGTCGCTTAGTCTGATCGCGTAACCTCTACGCCCAGGGAGGGCTGGACATGGAACTACAATTCAAGATCAAAGAGACAGGCAAGGACAGCGTTGTCGTACGCGCTGCCCTGGTCGACATCGTTGCGTGGGAGGATCGCTTCGAGCGACCGTCCTCGACGATGGGTGGCGATTCGATCTTTGCTCGCGACTTCGTTTGGCTTGCTTGGCATTCGCAGAAGCGCACGGGCGCGACGACTCTGGACTTCATGGATTGGGTCGCGACGCTGGATGAGATCGAGGGCGCTGAGGAAACGACTCTCGTCCCTTTGGAGAGTCCAGCAGTCATTGGCTCGTCGCCAGTCTTGCCGTCGAAACCGGAATAGCGCCTAGCGTGCTGATGCTGGAGACGGAGCGGATGCTCTGGACGATGCTCGGCTATATTCGTTGGCGAAGCGTTCACGCGAACCGGTAGACTGACCGTATGGCTACGCAGCAGATACGCGGCCTAGACGACGCGCTCAAGACCCTTCAGAAGATGGATCCGGTGCTACGTCGCGAGGCTGTCAAGCGGCTGAAGAATGACGTGAAGCCGATCGTGTCGGCTATCAAGGCTGGGCTGCCGAAGGCTCCGCTATCTAACTGGGTTGCTCCGAAGCAGTCGAGCGCGCGGCGCGGGACTGTTCAGGCTGGTCGTAGCGGTGCGGCTGGCACGCCGTATTGGGATTTTGGGAAAGCCAAGAGTGGCGTTCGGTCGAGCGTGAAGAAACAGGGCGCGCGTCAGATGAAGGGGAAGGCGATCCTTGTCAGCATTCGTCAGTCGAATGGCGCCGGCGAAGTGTTCGACATGGCTGGCAAAAAGACGAATAGCACCTTTACCCGTAACCTGTCTAATAAGTGGGGCGGCGCATCCCGGCGCATGTGGCCGATTGCCGAGAAGAATAAGCCTGCGGTCTTGCGGTCGATTGATCAGAGCGTGCAGGACATGGAGAAGCAGATCAATCGTATGCTCCGCTAACGGTAGAATGAACTCATGGCTATTGTAATTCCGATTGGCGTTGATACATCTGGTCTATCGCGCGGACTCTCGCAAGGCACTAGCGGTCTCCGCAAGTTTGGCAAGATGGCTGCCATCGTCGGCGGCGCAGCTGCGCTCGGTGGCTTGGTCGCGACGTTGAAGATTGGCGTCGATGAGTTTATGGGCGCGCAGAAGGTATTGGCGCAGACTGGCGCGGTGCTGAAGTCGACGGGTGGCGCGGCGAATGTGACGAGTAAGCAGATCACCACGATGTCGGAAAGCCTGATGAAACTGTCCGGCGTCGACGATGAGGCGATCCAGTCTGGTCAGAACTTGCTGCTGACGTTCACAAAGATCCGCAACGAGACCGGCAAGGGAAACAACATCTTCGACCAGGCTACGCTGGCGATGACGAACCTGTCCGTTGCGATGGGTAAGGATCTGAGCTCGTCTGCGATCTTGGTCGGTAAGGCGCTGAACGATCCCGTGAAGGGTGTCGGAGCGTTGTCGCGTGCTGGTGTCCAATTCACCGCTTCGCAGAAGGACACGATCAAGGCGCTCGTAGATTCTGGCAACGTCATCGGCGCGCAGAAGATGATCCTGAAGGAGCTCGAAACACAGTTTGGCGGGAGTGCGAAGGCTGCGGGTCAAACGTTGCCGGGGCAGCTGAACATTCTCAAGGAGACATTCCGCAACGTCGCGGCGGATCTGGTGACGACGTTTATCCCCTTTATCTCGCGTGCCGCTAATGCGCTGCTCGGCTTCGTGCGTCAGTTCGCCGCGCGTCCGACGTTCGAGGGCAAAGTGCGCTTCGTCGTCGAGAAGTTGCGCGATGCTGCTGGCCGTGAGTTTCGGAACCTCTACGAGTGGTGGACGACATCCAAGACCTCGGTCAACACGACCGGCACGATCACCTTCACGCTTGCCGGTAGCGAACAATTCGACCGGTTCTTCGACAACTTGGAGCCGCGCGCAAGGCAGGCCGGTAGGGATCTAATCAAGGGACTGGTCGGCACGCTTACTTCCGAGGGTCGAAAGACTGCTGGCGCCGCACTTAGTGATGTATTCCGTAAGGCGTTTGCGGTTCTTCAGTTTACGTTCCGAATCAGCGGCACGACGCTGGCGATGGAACTGATTGCCGGCATCCTTGAGGAGCTTGTGAAGCTCCCCGGCAAACTGACTGCTGCCCTGGCTGGTCCGGTTGTCGATGCTGCTCGGGGTCTTGCGCGTAGGGGCAAACTGTTCAAGGCACCGTTCAAGATCATTCTCACCGATCCGATCAACGAGGCTATCGCTTCGGCGCGCGCTAGTCTGTCCGGTCTTGGCTCGGAGGTTGGCGGATTCTTGGAGCGTATCGGCGCGGCGGGTGGCAAGTCCCAAGAGGCGGCTGCTATTCGTAAGCGGTTGAAGGATGAGGCGGATGCGCGCGAGAAGGCGCGGCTGACCGAGGCGGTCGCGATGGCTACGACGGATGAGGATCGTGCAACGGCTACCCGCGAACTGAACGACTACATCGACAACCAGACCGCCGACCGGCTCGATTCGGAAGTCAAGGCAACGCAGGACGCCAATCAACGCAAGATCGATGATCTGATTCAGTCCTTCAACAATGGCACGATCGGCGCGCAACAGTTCGCCACCGACCTGAACGCCATCATCGGGCAAGACTTTGGCGATAGTCTGGGCATCGCATTCGTCGCCGGGTTCAAGGGCGCGCTGGCTAATCTGGTGACAGAGATTCAAGGTATCGCTTCCGGTGCGGCAGGCGTCCAGGCACCAGCAGGATCTACCGTCGCCGGCGCGCAGAGTGACGTAGCAATTGCTGCGCGTGATGCTGAGAATGCGAAGCGACAGGCAGCGTACGAATCCAAACTGTCGGCGTGGGAGAGGAAGCGTGACGCGCGTCGCGATGCGGCGGAGCAGTTTAGGCGTGGCGAGAACACGCCGGGCGGATCGAAGATCACGCCAGCCGAGCAGAGAGAGATCAACGCGATCATGTCTGACTGGGCGGAGGCGAACAAGAAGCCAGTCAAGCCTACGATGCTTGCTGCCGGCGGCATCTTGAAGCGTCAGGTCTTTACGGCTGGCGAGGCTGGGCGCGAGGCGGTGATCCCGTTGGGGTCGAGTGAGGCTATGAACATTCTGCGTCAGGCTGTTGGCGGTGGTGGCGGAGGGGCGACGTACAACATCGTCGTCAATGCGGGTCTAGGCACGAATCCTGATGAGCTCGGTCGCACGATCGTTGAGTCGATCAAGAAGTTTGAGAAGCGCAACGGGCAAGTGTTTGCTGGTCCGCAGATCCAAGCCACGTCGGCTGGTGTCTCGACGAATGGTGGCACGCAGACGCGTAGTCTAAGGAAGAACTAGGTGGCTACTCCGAGCCTGCTAGTCCAGATCGGGTTTGACACGTCGAGCCAGGGTGGTCCATTCTTTTTGTGGGGTAGTGGGACGGCGACGAATACGCCAGAGGCTATAGCTGCGAATCCGCAGAGTCTCTTTGACAACACCGAGTATCGATTCGGCGGCACGTTGGACTATGACGTGACGGATCGGGTGCGGTCGGTGTCGATCACACGCGGCAGGTCGCGCGAGTTGGATCGTTACCAGACCGGCGTCGCCAATATCACCTTCAATAACCAAGACAGGGCGTTCGACCCGTTCTACGAAGCCTCGCCGTACTACCCGGATATCAAGCCGCGGCGGAACCTGAAGATCTCGACGATCATCGCCGCTTCGACTGCCGTTCAATTCACCGGCATCATCGAGGACTGGGGCTTGGATTACAACATCTCGGGCGAGTCGACGGCGGGCGCGGTTGCTGCTGACGGATTCATCACGTTTGGTGGTCAGCAGATCGCAGCGCACACGGCCACCAGTCAGACATCTGGAGCGCGCATAAACGCGATCCTGAACCGCAGCGAGATCGACTGGCCTGCCGCGCTTCGCAACATTGACACGGGCGCGCAGACGCTACTCGCCGACGTGGTAGATGCTGGCACGGATGCTCTGGGTTACTTGCAGCTGATCGAGGCTTCAGAGCCTGGACAGTTGTTCATGTCAAAGGCCAACGCGGTGACGTTCAAGAATCGCAACGCGGGCGCGACGATCGGCACCGTCACGTTTTCGGATGCTGGCGGGACGACGATCCCATATACCGACATCACGGTCTCGTACGGCACCGAGCTCCTGTATAACCGCGTGAACATCGCCCGACTAGGTGGCTCGATCCAGACGGCTGCCGGTTCCGCGTCGCAGAGTGAGTACGGAATCACTTCGCTCGACTACAACGGGCTGCTCATCGACACCGACGCGAACGCTGCCGCGCTCGCCACGTTCCTCGTCGCGAAGTATGACGAGCCTGACTTGCGCTTCGACACGATGGGCGTCGAGCTCGCCGGACTCGGCACCGCCGACCAGACGAAAGTGCTGGCGCTAGAGATCGCAGACATCATCCTCCTGGAGTACCAGCCGAACCGGATCGGCGATCGCATCTCGAAGAACGTGCAGATCATCGGCATCCGCAACGACATCCGACCGATGTCGCATAAGGTCACGTTCTCGCTCGCGTCGACGGACACGGCTGCGATGGTCTGGGCGGGTGGGACCGTGACAAGTGGCACGGCAGTCGCGGCGCAGTACTCGTTTAGTATTATTGGCACGTCGACATTCGGACTCTAGAGGCAGGTAGAATAGACTCATGGCGTATGTAACTCCAGGAACTGTGGCAGCTGGCGATGTAGCGACGGCTGCCGCGTGGAATGTGTTGACGAATGATGTGATTGATACGCGAGCCGTACTCGTCAACCTCAAAAGCACAAGCCTCACAACCACGACGACGACAACAGTCACGACCGGCGGAACATACTACGACATTAGTGGGCTATCGGTCAGCATCACTCCAACGTCGGCAACCAGCAAGATCATGATCTTCGCACAAGTAAGCGCCAGCCTCGGAGCCGACAACATTGTGACCTTTCGTCTTGTTCGCGACTCAACAGCGATCGGAGTCGGTACTGGTTCAACGGGTAGCCGTCTTCCCGCGTCTGGTGGCGCATATTTTGGCACTGCAGCAATGGCGACCGCAAGTTCTCAATGGCAGAATCCGATGCAGTTTCTCGACTCGCCAGCAACAACCTCCGCCACAACATACAAGATCCAAGTATCGTCAAACACCAACGGTCAGATCGTCTACATCAACAGATCGTCAGCCGACTTTGATAGTATTGGACAATTCCGCGGCGTCAGCACAATCACCGTGATGGAAGTACCTGTCTAACCACCCGTCACGCTCGGTGAGTTGGGGATTCGTGTCGAGTCGCAAGCAACCCGGCGGGGGACGCTAGGTTAGGCGAGTCCGTAGAGCTTGAAGGTTCCGGTCAGGAATCTAGTTACTTCGTCTACGTCGGCATAAAACTTTATGCCGTCAAAAGATGATGCTGTAGAGTGTGCTCCGCCAGCTATGTCGAGTCGCCCACCCGTCACGCCGCTTTGACCAGTAAACGCGGTTTGGGACGCTAGAAATGGGCCGTAGATATACGCGGATAGTCCCGAGATACTCGTTGTGATGACGCCAAGATCGACGGAGTTTGTTCCAGTTGCAGATGCCGATACGCTAGTTGACGATGCCGTAAGTCTTTGATTACTATAGTTGGTAGTAGCGGCGGTCGCTCCGCTCAACAGTTGACAGTCAAGATTAGTGGTTGACGTCGGACATATTCCGCGAAACGTAACGAAGTAGTTGGCGTACGTTGCGCTAAAGACGGAAGTGAAAGTCTGGTAAGCGTTGGATACGGTGCCGGACGCTATCAAGACCATGCCGGAGTTATTGATCCGAGTCTCATGATCAATCACATCATTCGTCAACACATTCCACGCGGCAGCCGTCGCTACATCGCCAGCTGCCAGTAGGTGAACCTTGCCACGAAGTCCATTACACTACGGTCATGTCTGATGCCGAAGTTGAGCGTTTGTATCGGGCGATGGAAGCATTACGCATCGAGGTCGTCCAGTATCGGGCAGACTTGAACGGCAGGCTGCGTACGCTAGAGGTTCACAGCGCCGAGGTCGATGCGCGTGAGGATCAGCGCACGATGACGCGGAGTGTGACGCTGGCGTATATTGCGGGCATCGCCGCGCTTACCGGTATCATTAGTGCCGTACTAACGAATCTACTGTAGGGAGTCACAATGCAGATCAGTCCGAAAGTCACCGCCGCCGCTCTTGCTGCCGCGCTCGTCACGATCATCGTCTGGGGCGCTAGTCTCGCCGGCGTCGAGATCCCGACTGTCGTCCAGGGCGCCATCATCACCATCCTCGTTGCCGCTGCCGGGTACTTCGTTACCGATCCTGCCCGGTCGTGAAGATCCTCCGCCTTACCTCGCCGCTGACCGAGGGTACCGGCGTCGCGCTCGCGCAAGAGCACCTGGTGAAGTATGGCGTGCTGGCAAAAACCGCCGTAGACGGCATTTACGGCCCTGTGACGGCGAACGCAGCGAAGCGGGCTAAGTACCTGCTGGGCTACGCAGACACCGTAGGGACGTACGACGCCACCTTACAGGCGTACATGAGTGGCAAGACCAAGCCGACGGTGGCGATGCGCGCGCGTGTCGCTGCGCGTAAGCGGAAGCCGCTGCCGTCGTTGACTCTGGGCGAGCGTGCCGCTGACCGAATGGTTGGCTGGTACAACGCGCGCTGGTCGGAGAATCCTGCCGGGTCGAACTTCGTCCAGCCTCTCTCCCTGCTCTGCAAGGATCTCCGGCTTGCCGCCTACTACTACCAGATGAACTACGCCTGGTGCGCGCTCGCAGCATTCACCGCCTACCTCGCCGAAGGCTCGACAGCCGCGAAGTACGGGTTGCGCGAAGGCAAATACAACGCGCTCTACACGCCAGAGATCCGCGCAGTCGCCGAGCGTGGCGCGTACGGGTTGGCTTCGCAATCCAAGACAACGATCCTCAAGGGAACCGCGCTCCTGTTTGACTTCGGCGGATCGAACGGCTCGGAGGTCGACCATATTGGCATCGCCCTCGGCAAGCCTGGTCAAGTCGTCAAGGCTGGCGGCAAGACGTGGCGACCCGGCAAGAACTCGGTCGTCACGGTCGAAGGTAACACGTCCTACGACGACTCTGGTAGCCAGTCCAATGGTGGCTGCGTCGCGATCCGAACGCGTAGCCTGACCGTCATCCGCGCGGCGGTACGCGTACAATAACGGACGACACGACCGGGGAGGGTTTCGGTATGGGACTGCTAGACGAGATCGGCGCACAAACGAAGTCGCGACATAGACCGTGCATCGTGACGGAGATCCTCGACGACTTGCCAATCGAGGACGCGCGAGAACTACAGCTAGCCCTCGACGATGCGGCGATGACTCATACCGCGATCACGCGCGT